ACTTCTTTTAAACGCTGATTATAACGCTAAATTAAAAGAGATAAACGATGCAAATGAAAAGGAAAGAACAGCCGTTGAGGATGCTAATTTCAAAGCACGTTTAGAAATTGATAAATTAGAATATGAGCATAAAAGAAAGATGTTGGATGCTACTACGGCTTTATTAGATACTGCTGCGGGTGCATTAGGTGATAGTACTGTGGCAGGAAAAGCGGCTGCTGTCGCAAGTGCTACAATTAAAACTCTTTTATCTTCTGTTGATGCATTTCAAGGTATGGTAAGTGCTATTCCTGGACCAGCAGGTATTGCAGCGGGTATTGCAGCATCGGGTTTTGCAGTATTATCGGGTTTCAAAGCAGTTAAAGGTATATTAGCAGTTAAGACGCCTAAAAGTAATTCGGGAGCGAGTATTAGTGCAAGTGTACCAACGGTAACGGCTGCTGCACCACAATTCAACGTAGTGGGTAATTCAGGTACAAATCAAATAGCGCAAACGTTAGCTAATCAAAACCAAGCACCTATTCAAACGTATGTAGTTGCAAGTTCAGTTACAACTGCTCAAAGTTTAGATAGAAATATAATATCAAACGCATCAATTGGATAAATAAAACAAAAAAAACAAATTTTAATTTTATAAATATGAGAATAATTGAATTAATTATAGAAGAAAATCAAGATTTAGCTGGAGTAGATGCTATTTCTGTAGTTGAATTTCCTGCAATAGAAGAAAACTTCATTGCTTTAAATGAACAATTACAATTAGCTAAAGTTGATGATGAAAAACGTATCTTAATAGGTGCTGCATTAATACCTAATAAAAATATTTATCGCAGAAATGGAGAAGATGAATATTATATTTTCTTTTCAGATGACACAGTTCGCAAAGCAAGTGAATTGTTTTTAATGAACTCAAATCAAAACAACGCTACTTTAGAGCACAATAAAAAATTAAAAGATTTGTCAGTTGTAGAATCTTGGATAGTTGAAGATACTGAAATGGATAAGTCTAAAAAGTATGGCTTAAACGCTTCAGTTGGTACTTGGATGGTTACAATGAAAGTTAACAATGATGTTATTTGGAATGACTTTGTTAAAACTGGAAAAGTAAAAGGCTTTAGTATTGAAGGGTATTTTGCCGACAAATTAGAAATGAGTTTGCAAGAAGAAAAAGATAAAGAGTTAATAGAAAAAATCAAATCAATAATTTTAAAAAATGAGTAAAACTACAAGTCCAAAAGGTGGTAAGAGAGGTTGTCTTTGTAAAGACGGTAAATATTCAAAAGACTGTTGCAACGGAGAAATACAAGAGCAAGGAATAGGAAGTTTAATAGGTCAAGAAACTTCAACAGTAAACAACGAAAACGGAGTAAGAACTATTGTAAGTTCAAATGGCTAATTTATAACAAATATAAATAACTTTAATTAATATAAAAATAATCAAATATGAATGTACTAAATGAAATCAAAACTCTTTTGGGAATGGAGATAAAACTCGCTCAAATGAAACTAATGGATGGCGTTACTGTTTTAGAAGCAGACACGTTTGAAGTGGGAGATTATACAGGAACTAAGCCTTCTGTTTTTATTGTTAATGGTGAGGAAAAAATTCCTGTACCAGTAGGAGAATACGAATTAGAGGATGGTATTATTTTAGTTGTAAATGTTGAGGGTGTTATTGCTGAAATCAAAGAAGCTGTTGTTGAAGAAGAAGCACCAGCTGCTGAAGTTGAAGTAGAAGTGGAGGCACAAGCTGAAGTTACTAACCCAAAAAGAATTGTTGAATCAGTTTCTAAAGAAATGTTTTTCGCTGAAATTGAAAAATTAAGAACTGAAATTGCTGAATTGAAATCAGTAAAAGAAGTTGTTAAAGAAGAATTAAATTCAGAAAAAGTTGTTGAACCATTGACACACTCGCCTGAAACTAAAAACGAAGTTAAATTTAATCAATTTTCAAAATCTCGTGAAATGTCTACTTTAGATAGAGTATTCGCAAAACTTAATAAATAAATAAATTATGGCTACTACTACAAGTATTACTACTACCTATGCTGGTGAATTTGCAGGAAAATACATTTCTGCTGCTTTACTTTCTGCTTCAACTATCGAAAACGGTGGTATTGAAGTAAAACCAAATGTTAAATACAAAGAAGTAATTAAGAAACTTGCAACAGATGCAATTGTTAAAGATGCAACTTGTGATTTCACCGCTACTTCTACTGTAACACTAACTGAAAGAATTTTACAACCTGAGGAATTTCAGGTAAATTTACAACTTTGTAAAAAAGATTATAAATCAGATTTTGAAGCGGTTCAAATGGGATATTCTGCATTTGATAACTTACCTCCAGCTTTTGCTGATTTTGTTTTAGCTCACGTAGCTGCTAAAGTTGCTGAAAAGAATGAAACTAACATTTGGCACGGTGTTACTGCAAACGCTGGAGAATTTGATGGATTAGTAGTTAAAGCTACTGCTGATGCTGCTGTAATTGATGTTGTTGGAACTACTGTTACTGCTGCTAACGTAATTACGGAACTTGGAAAAGTTGTAGATGCTATTCCTGCAAGTTTATACGGAAAAGAAGATTTGTATATCTATGTTTCACAAAACGTAGCAAGAGCCTATGTAAGAGCATTAGGTGGATTTGGTGCAGCTGGTTTAGGTGCTAACGGTACTAACGCAATGGGTACACAATGGTTTAACAACGGTTCACTTTCTTTTGATGGTGTTAAAATCTTTGTTGCAAACGGATTAACTTCTAACTACATTTTTGCTGCTCAAAAATCTAACTTATATTTTGGTACTGGTTTGTTATCTGACTATAATGAAGTTAAATTAATTGATATGGCTGACATTGATGGTTCAGAAAATGTAAGAATCGTAATGAGATTTACAGCGGGTGTTCAATACGGAATTGGTTCTGAAATTGTACTTTACACACCAGCATAATTAAAAATATAATACCAAATTAAGGGGAGGTAAAATGCCTTCCCTTTTTTTTTAACTTTAAAATATAAAACACTATGAGTTGTGATATTTCATTAGGCAGAATAGAACCTTGCAAAGATTCAATAGGTGGCTTAAGAGCTGTTTATTTTGTCAATTGGGGCGATGCCACAGGTTACACATACGATGTAACAAACACAGACGTAATTGATGCAGTTGCTGGTACTCCAGTTGCATACAAATACGATTTAAAAGGAACTTCATCTTTTGAACAAACGATAACTTCTTCAAGAGAAAACGGAACTACATATTTTGAACAATCTTTAAATTTAACTTTAAAGAAATTAAGTATTGTAGATCACAAACAAATCAAATTGCTGTCTTACGGTAGACCACAAGTTTTAGTAGAAGATAACAACGGAAACATCTTTTATTGTGGTTTAACTAAAGGAATGGAAGTATCAGGTGGAACTATTGTAACTGGGGCTGCTTTGGGTGATATGTCAGGTTACACATTAACATTATCAGGTCAAGAGCCTGTTCCTGCAAACTTTTTGGGTGATACTTTAGTAGCTGCGGGATTTACAGTTACTGCGGGTGCTTAATTTAATGCCATTTTTTTAATTAAAGGGGTACTTCGGTACTCCTTTTTTTATTTAAAACAATTCCATTATAAATTTATTATTAATAAAAAAGTTTTATGATTATTTTAAAAGAGCAAATAGATTCACAGACTATAAAATTCATACCAAGAGAATACTTGGCTGATACTCTTATTTTAAGAAATGAAACAACAAATACATTTGAAATTTACAATCCTACTTTTGAAATTGAAGGATATTATCTAAAATGTACTTTAGCTTTAGATTTAAAAGAAAACAATTTTTACACATTAACAGTTTTAAAAGATGCTTTATCATTTACTGCTGATAACACGATAATAACAGTAGACAATAATATATTAACAGCCGATATGACACAGTTAAGCTATGGTAATTTAATAGTTTATAAAGATAAAATATTTTGTACAAATCAAAATAAGAATGTATTTAGTGTTAATGATAATGAATACGTTTCACACGCTACAACAAACGAATATATAGTTTATGAGTAATATTTCAATAGTGAATTTATCGGCTTACACAAGTCCTACAATTCAAGAAAACAAAAAGAATGATTTTATTGAATACGGAAGTGATAACAATTACTTTCAATATTTAATAGATAGATACTTATATAGCACTACTAACAACGCTATTATAGTTGGTATTGCTAATATGATTTACGGAAAAGGTATAGATGCTTTAGATTCTAACAAGAAACCAAATGAGTACGCTCAAGTGAAGTCTATTGTTAAAGATGATGCTATTTATAGAGCAGGATTAGAACGTAAAATGTTAGGGATGGGTTGTTTTCAGGTTATTATGGAAAACAAACAAGTTAAAAGTGTAGAAGCTTTTCCTATGAATACATTAAGAGCAGAGAAATGTAATGATAAAGGAGAAATAGAAGCTTGGTATTATCATCCTGATTGGATTAAAAAGAAGCCAAGTGAAGTTATTAAACGTATTCCTGCGTTTGGTTTTGGTAATGGTAATGAAGTTGAAATATATGTTATTAAAAAATACGTTCCTGGATTTCATTATTACACTCCTATTGATTATTCAGGTGCTTTACCTTACGCTTTGTTAGAAGAAAA